ACTTCAGCCATGTGAGAGTTCTGCGTAGGAGTATACTTACTACCTACTACACCTAGACACTCTTGGTTGTCATTTCTAAAAATACCGAAACCAGGTGTGATTTGTCCTTCAGGACCCAATAAAGGGTGTTTACTTACTGTCCAATCTGCTTTTGCTTGTGTTAAAATTTCTTGTACTGACATAATTATTTTATTTTGTTTGTTGATTCTGTTATTTTACTTAAAACTGTGTGTCTTCCTTCAGACTTGATGAAGTCTAGAAGACTGTTTAATTCTTGAATTTGTCCCTGCATAGTGCAGTAATCATATTCAGAGCCTTTGGGATCTAGTGCACTCAATCTATCGTTAATATGCTTTAATAAATTAGCTCTGAAATGATAATAGGTCATCAATTCTTCTTTGATGATGTTGTTGTCGTTATCTAAAAAGTCAACCATTCGATTTTTTCTCCATTGATTCCGTAAAGAATCTCATTAATTTTTGTAAAGTGGTCGCATTCCCATTTACCGCCTTTGTATACAGCTGATACTGGGTGAGGAGCTGTAAGAATATAGTGATGCTGTGGGTTAACTAGACCTGAAAATTTCTGAGCATCTTTACCCCAGAAACAAAATATAACTCCTGTACAGTTTTCCGAAATTACTTTAATTACTTCTTCGGTAAATTGTTGCCAATGAGCTAGATGTGATCCTGCTTTTCCCTGTTCTACTGTAAGTGCTGCATTAATTAAAAATACTCCTTGCTTAGCCCAATTTGCTATGTCTAAGTCTTCAGGAAAGTTTAAATCATCTTTATAGACAGTTTCCTTTAGATTAGCATAAATCATTCTTAGGGAAGGAGGGACGTATTTCTTGTCTGCTGGAGCAAAAGCCAGCCCACACGCTACAGGTTTGCCGTTGTATAGATTAGGGTATGGGTCCATCCCGAGCACAACAATACGAACTTCATCCAATGGAGTCTCGTTAAATGCTCTAAACACATTAGAAGATTCAGGGAAGACTTGTGCTGCTTGTCTTCTTTGCTGAATGAAGCCTCCTAAGTTCTTAAAGTAATCAGACTCTACTGTAGGTTGGAGATGTCTGTACCAATTGTCAGGTATGTTAATTAGTTTCTTCATATTAATCTTCTCCAATTGTTTCTATGTGTTTTTTTGCGTTTTTCTTGGCTCTACTCTGTTGGTACTCTAAAAGTTTTTGCCATTTTTCTTTGCTTAGTTTCTTATTAAACTCAAAGACATTATTTTCTGTACCTTGATCTAAGATTTCTGGCATCACCTCGTAAAGAGCCTGCAGAACTTTTCTAAATTTCTCTCTATAACCGTTGTTAGTGGAAACCAAGTCGTCATGAGAAGCAACTGAATGTATAATAGTCGTATGGTCTCTGTCTACTCTAAGTCCTGTTTTTACTAGTTTGTAGTTAAAATAGACGTAGAGAATGACAATATAAATTTTTCTAGCATCTACAACTTCGTCTTTTCTACTACGACTTAAGATGTCTGCTATTTCAACTTTACACTGTGAGGCTATTGTGATTAATACTGTCAGCTCGTCTTCATTAGGCTCAGGTACATTTAAAAAGACTTTTTTATCCTTTTTAATCTTATAAAGCCCTGGATCTAGTAGTCGATCTAAATGTGTTTTTGTTAATTTGTTTTCCCGCACAAAGTCAGTATACATTCTTTCTTCTAAAAGAACTGATTCTCCTACTGATTTTAGGGTATGTTTAATGGACTCCTTGATACAATCTCTAACTGTTTGCATAATTCTATTAGTTTTTCTTTTCCGTGATCTCTGTAAATATCACTTGGGTCTTTGCCGTAGGCTCCGTCATATTCAAAAAACGGAATACCATACTTCTCGCTCATCTTCTTTGCACCTCCTATTCCAGCTGAGTCTGGATCAAACCATAAAACCATGTAATCAAATCGACCTCTTAGTAACTCATAGGCGTTTTCAGACATAGGCGTATTCTCGCTCCTGACAGCTACAGCGTTATAACCTACAGCATGTAGAGTCATTACGTCTTTAGAAGCCTTTGTAATGATAAGCAGACTACCTTTATGCGGAAGCTGCTCGTAGCCTTCAAGTAAGCCGCCAAAGAAGTTTGTACGAAACTTCAACTGTTTCTTCTTAACCAGAGGACGATAGAGTTTAAACTTGTCTTTTTCTTTATAACGATAGCACGGGTCGTTATCATTGTTTACGTACCACAACTCGTTATTAATCCAAGCTTTGTCTACTCTTCTAACGTCATAGTATTTTAAGATAGTTATGTCGATTCCAAATTGATCCCAATACATTAAATCCTTTGCTGTAAATCTCAGCAACTTAACTTTAATTACTGCGGGAACAACTTCAGGTACAACTATTTCTCTAGCTTCTGACTTAAGTTTTTCTTTATCTGATAAGTTCAGGTTGCTTAGTTTAAAGTCAGACTCTATTTTATAAAGGATGTCTGGATAATTATAACCCGTTCTCAGCATAGCAATGTCAATTGCATTGTAGTACACTTGTTCTGTTGCGTAGTCTACAAAATAAAAATTACCCTGCCTTGTCCACTTAAAAAAACAACCTGGATTAGAATCTTCTCGAAAAGGATTAGGATAGCGTTTACCTAAAATAATAGAATCTTGGAAATACTCTTCCATAATTCTATCCTGACCTACTATTTTATAGAGGTCTTTTACAGTTGTCTGTATTTCAATTTGATTTACATCCATAATAAAAAGGGGACTATGTTACTAGTCCCCTTCAATTAGTTAGAAAGGAATAGTTCCGTCGTCCTCTGTATCTGTGAAAGGATTAGGAGCGTTGCTAGATGAACCAAACATATCACTTACGCTGTTCTCAACCTCAGTTGTTGCAGGCGCAGCCTCTATGTCGTATTCTTTTAAATCAAAGTTACCTTGATAATCTGATTTATATCCATACTCACCTGTTACACGAGAAGTAACATAGTCAGTAACTCTACCGTTCACGTTCAAGAAAATTCCAGTAAATACATCCTGGTATTTACCTTCTTTAACGCCCATCAATACTTTAACACCTCCGTTAAGTTTATTGAAGTGGTCAAAAAATGCTTGTAATTCAGAACCATTACCTTTAGCAATAGCGTTCCAATCATCAAGCACAAATGGTTTAGTCTTTGGACTTGCATTAGCATACGCTTTCATAAGGTTGTAAACGTTCTCTTCACCTTCTTTTGCTTCACGAATGCTCTTCATGTCCAAACGACGATCATCTTTAATGTTAGCCATGATTTCACTAGCATTAGCCAGGTTCATAGCCCACATAGTTTTTGTGTAGTTATCTATGTACTGTTTCTTTTCAGACTTAGATATGCGAACATCGCTAGATGCCCACATAGCAAATCTACCTTTAAACTCTATTTTAGACATAGGATGACTAACAAACCAAAAATCTAAACGAGTACCTCTCTCGGCCTCGTAGTTTGGTTCTTTAACATCATCTGTGTTTAAAATCTCACGTAGTTTCTTTACGTCAGGGTTAACAGCAATAATTTGAATTGGTGCAAATCCAGTTACTAATTTACGACTGGATGGTTCTCTGGTTTCTAATTCGTTTAAATTCATAATTTTAATTTTAGTTGTTTTCGGTTTCGGGTTCAGTTAATGTTTCTTTTACTTTCTTTGGAATACTTGCTACGGGAGCAGGAGTTGCTGTGTCATCGTTGTAATACTCGTCTACCATGTTACACACCAACTGAAGGTCGTTAGGGATAAGAGTTTCTGGGAACATATCCATAGGACTTTTAGCTGGGTAATTACGGAAGCGATTGGTCACAAAGTGATAGGTAGGAACACCATTCTTGTCCTCGTCAATGTGAGTGTACAAAGCAATAGTGAATAAACCTTCCAATACAATTTGATTGTCCAAAGCTTTGCCGATGGTTTTGATCTTTTGACCTACGATTTTACCTTCGTCTTCTATGTTCTCGGAGTGAGTGATATAGAATACTTTTAAGTCGTTACGAAGTCTGCGCGCAGTAGTCAACATGTTGGTTACTTGCTGTGCAAGGTTCGTAAACTTACTAAAGCCAACCTCGTTAGCTTTACGCATCATCAAGAAAGACATAGAATAAATAGCATCGTCCATAATTACGTTCTTAATGTGTGGAGCCTTCTCACTAATAGTGTTTAAAAGTCCTGTAATTTGTGCGATGTCATCTACTTCCATGTAGTTCTTAGCAGCTACGTTGTAAAGCTTTTCTGCCCCTCTGAATGGTAGCTCTTTCCTTGCTACGTTAATAATAAAGGTTTCTTTTGGGTTTAGCGATTTAATGGAAGTTGATTTCCCAGTCCCGCTCGGACCTACAATTGCAATTAATTTGCTTGACATGAATGATTAGTTAATTATTATTTGATTTTTTAAAGTCCCATCCGTAAAAAATTACGAAGTCTATGGCCATTTCTCTGATATCCCTACGGACGATGCCTTCTGCTTCCATTTCATCTATTACTTCTGGATTGTTTTCTATAAATTCTATGAGCCAGTCTTTGAAATCTAATTCATCTCGTACTGTCCATTTATGTTTTGTAAACCACTCTTTGTCGGTAAAATCTATCTGATCGATAGTAATACCAACCCTTTTCGCCATTTCCTCGTAAACTGATTTTAATTTATTTGTCATAGTTTTGAATAATGCTCGTAATATCCTTTGGTAGGGCTATTCATTTCTTCGGGTCTGGGCAACTCTAAATACTCTCCGTTTGCACCATTAAAATATAATCCTACACAAGAATTTTCTAGACCAAAGTGTCTGTCCTTTAAAAACATTAAAGAACGATACTTCTGTCCTAGGATAGATACGTCATACCCGTTATGTGCAGGTATGTTGTATCGAGATGGATTAAATAATCCTAAGACTACCTCGTAATCTTGTTGTACGCCTTTGTTTAGATGCAGTTCTTCTAGGGAAGGTTCTAGCATCTCTTCAATCAGCGCACCTCTGTTAGTGTACTGAGCACGTTCTGAAGATGGGGTTTGCTGATGGACTATAATATTGGCCATCTTGAACCGCTTAGAAAACAAATCCAGCACAATGTCTTTTACCATATAATCGATAGTCTGATAGGGAGTGAGGCGCATCTTTGTGTCTGCTGCTGTCTCACTAGATAAAAGACTAATGTGATCTAGGATATAAAAGACCCAGTTATCATCTGATTTATAATGATAAGCTACTGGTACTTGTCTTCCATTTACTTCTTTGTATTCGTAAGTTCCTATTTCGGGATTGTCAAAGTACGACCTAACATGCTTTTGAATACCTGTTGGGTTCCTGATGTAATCAATGACTTCTACAAATCCCTGTAGTTGGTTAATGAATCTTTCTGCTTCTTTGATTTTTAAAAGTAAATCTGTGTTTACTGTGAAAGAACCAATAGATTTAAGTTGAGATACACTTATGGTTATTTTATACTTTTCATACAAGAACATTGATATAAACGACATCCAGAAATCCGTCTCACTTTCTTCTAGTGCAAAGTAAAAAACCTTTGGCTTGACGTTTGTCTTATAGGTACGTTTATAGATGTTAAGTATTGTAAAGTATTTTACAAATTTTGTCTTACCCACACCAGAACCTGCTGTGATAGCAGTTATAGAGCCGCGAGTAAAACCACCGTAGTTTTGAGATAATCTATCGAAAGGAGGAAGAATAGAAGTTATTCCACCATTCTCTTTGATAGTTTTATTACGCTCAATTTGACTAAATACATCACCAAAGCGTAGCATTAGATAATACTTCTTGAGTTATAGTTCCCTTTGTTACCAGTGCTTCTGTACTCTTCGCACCAACTAGCTAAGTCACTTTGTTGAACTCCGTCAATTACTTTAGAGATAAAGTAACCACTATTTCTAATGAAACGTATTGATCCGCTTCTTTTAAGGCTGTCGATATACATATCAGTAGCGGCCAAAATCTCTTCAGAAGTATAGTCATAGGTTTCAAGAAACTTGTGCATCTTTTGCAACGTAGTTTTCTTGTCCGTGACTTTACCTGAGAAGCCTAGATTTTGTCTACTAAACTTTTGTGCAAACTCTTCTATCCAAGGAATATCAGCAAAAGTCTTTGGCGTTCTTTTTAAAATGGATTCAGTGGGTGTAGGAACTGGTTGTTCTTCCACTTCTACCTCTTCTACGGGTAGACTGTCTACAATTTTAAGTTCTTCTGCCTCTAATATCTGATTGACTTTTGGACTCCAGGAATACTTTGAGTTTGAGTACATCAATAGTCCTTTTTCCTTCCATTTTGTTATTGAACCCTCAGCTTCGCATAGAGCCCATAGCACTTCGTAAAATGTTTTTCTCATTTTCTCTAACTTGTTGTTTTCCAATAAAATTCTCTGTGTTTTCCAGTACAGGGATTACGAAATTAACAAAATGTTCGTTAGTTTCCAACTCTTCAATTAACAATTTTTCTTCATAGGCTCTCTTCATTAAAAAATAATCTGGGTGTGTGTTAAGGGACTCTCCGTAATGTTCATATTCGGTCATAATAAGTAAGTTTAAATAATAAAAGGGGCCCGAAAGCCCCTTATTTTAGATGAAATATTTTAATGTCTGATCTAAAGATTTAGATGAGTCATCTGGAAGCTCAACCAAATCTTCTGGCTCAAACGGATAGTAGTACTGACTTTCACATTCAGGACAATACATGTAGTCGTGATCAACATCATAAATCATTTCAGCAGTACAACAGCTGTGAATACCTATTCGATTGCTTTCTCCCTGAGTAGCTAGGTAATGTTTGATGTCTGCCTTACAAATGTCCATGAACTGGCCCCTAATGCTAGAGAAACTTTTCTTGTGATACATTACATAAGGTAGTCCGTAAAATGCAGGATTATTTAAACATGCTTCTTCAGTTGCTTCTTCTCGACTAACACCTGTTAATTCTAGAATGTAGTCGTCTGTGAGTTCTTGTTTATAATAAGACCACTCAGCTGACGCTATTTCTAGTATTTCTTCCATGTGCGGGTGTACTTCTTCTTCTTTGTCTATTCCATACCAATCATAATAGTTTTTATCTAAAGAATCTTCGTAATAAGTGACAGACTTTCCATAGCTCCAAGGCTGTACAGCGGGAGCCACATAAGGGAAAGTAAGTTGTAACTGCTGCTCAAACAATCTAGATTGGATATCAGACACCATAGCCATTGCATTAATCATAGACGGAATATGAATTACTTCCTCGTCTGTGTGTTCGTTGAAATAACCGCATGCTGTGTTGTGTGAAGCAACCTCTAGTTTAGATTTACGTAAAGCACCTACATCTGTGCAACTGCCGTTTGCTTCTACATAATCATAAGTGTCCAAGATATCTTGAATAACCTCGATATGCTCGTCTGGAAATACTGTAACTCCATTAGTATGTACAATGAAGTCGTTTTTAAAAGAACGTCTATCTAGTTGACTGACTAGTAAAGAGTCTTTGAAAAATGACATATCACAACTACTAGAGCCAATACAACCTCTTTCCTCACCGTAAAATAAAACTACTTTACAGGCAGGCATTTTCTTTATCATTTCAAGAGCAAAATAGATACCTACAGAATCATCTGCACCTATACCACACTGACCACCTGTTGTTATGTCAAAGCCATAAATCCAATCACCAGCTTGCTGAATAGTAAGTCCTGGATGATAGTCTTGTGCTGTGTCATAGTGAGCCACTATAGTAGGATACAAGTCTGCCTCTCC